ATGTTGTAATAGCACCACCAAGAGTCATTGCCTGAGATGGAACAGTTATAAATCTAAACGAACCATCATTTATTATTTGTAAAGCACCTCCTCCTGTCGTTGCTGTATAACCACCTTCAAACCCATTTACTATAGAAGTGCTAGGCTTAACACCTCTACCGAAATAAGCACCACCAGAACTGTATAGTGTTCCGACAGTTGTTCTGTAAATATCTGATGTTTCTCTGCCGCGTATGATTACTTGACCAGACGTCCCAGACGCTTGGTCTCCTGCTGTAACCACTCCAGCTACTTCTAACTTGCTTGTTGGTGCCGTCGTCCCGATACCAACGTTGCCTGCACTGATTGTAAAAGGAGCAGTTGCTGGGTTGCCTTGGTTGATAGAGAAAACAGTCGATTGTACTTGCACACGATATTCCGCACCGTGGTTAATGGCAATATATGAATTACCACTCACGCCTTGAACATTAACGTTTCCTCTGATATCCAATTTAAACCCTGGACTCGCCGTCCCGATGCCGACGTTGCCATTAGTACAGTTCACATTGAAATATGAACCTATTTGAAAGGCTAGACCTGAACATACACCTGATGAGTAGATAGGGGAAACTATTGCACCTGATGTTGTTGTGCCTGATACTGTGAGGTTGCCGAGTACACTAACATCAAAAGGAAGTGAGCTAGATGCACTTAAACTTGTTGTTGCTATTCCATTACTTAAAATAAATCCAGGTATTGTTGGATTTGAAAGGATCTGATTAGCACGAAACACTGTCTGTGCATTTCCTTTCATTGGAATAAGCCAAAGCATTGCCACTACTATCAAAATTAAAATAATGTATTTTTTCATACTAATATAAATAAACTAATAAGAAGACATCTTCATGCCAGCCGTTAAAGACTGTAATCGTGGAACCTGAAATAACATAATCGGTTGTTGGTGTGAGTGTTTGGCCTTGTCTTGTAACAAAGATAATAGAAATAGCCTCTGTCGGTATAGTTATTGTTACATCATCACCGTCCTGAACTACATCTGTAGCAAGTTCTGTTTTGATTCGTGGGCTTACAGGACGATTAACCCATAACGATCCGTCCCAAATCAAAGCATCACCTACAGTTAAGTTTTCTGTAGATACATCTGCTATTTCCTCTAGTCGTGTTGTAGGACCACCACTTCTAAGAACTCTAGGCTGTAATGATTGAGCTAAAGTTCTCATCTGTTCATTCACATACTCCTTTATAGGTTCAATATCTGTAGGTGGTACTTTTTTAAGTACATCTACAACAAGCTTTTCATAATCAATAACCGCATCTTTCCCATCTTTAGGTACTTTAATTTCTATTGAATTAACAAATTTTTCTATTTTTTTGTAATCAACAATAGCATCTTTACCATCGGTACCATTTGTTCCATCTTTACCGTCTTTTGGTACTTTAATACCTGAAAGTATCTTTTCTGATATGTCTTTTACTTCTTCTTTGGTGAAGTAATCTTTACCTTTTACTGGTGTATATCCATCATTACCTTTTTTACCTTTTATAGTAACCAATTGAGCACCTTCAATAGATACTTTATAGACATCTTTTTTAAGCACGGCGATAAGTCCTGCAATTCCATCTTTCACCATTTTAAAGATTTGTCGTTTTTCGTCCATTGTTGCTTAATATTATACCATTTATTTTATAGCCTGTAATACTTGATCTGCTGTTATAGACTTCTCCACCTTGAATTTAAGCATAAGTTCAGTCGCCTCCTTTCTTGTTAAGGTTCCTGCTTTAACCGCAGATGAAACAGCATTATCCACAGGCGTATATGAGTTATGTAATGCCATTGGAATCACGACAAGATTCATTGTGCCTGTATCTCCACCAGACTTAACTGGGACTATGTGTTCTAAACTATATTTTTTTGATTCTGACCAAGGAATACCCATTCGTGCCATTTCCTTTTTCTTATACTCATCAGAACCGCCTGGTTTATTAAAAGCAACATCATTGAATCTTCGAAGTTCAACAAGATTACCTTCTACTCTACCTAATGATTCACCTGCCCATAAAGCTTTCCATGCGTTTGCAGGGTCTTTAATAAATGCCTCGGCATATGCAACAGGTAGTAATACTTTATATCTATCTTCAGATCCTGGATTTATTTTATCTTTGAATGTTGGTGCTGCTTTTGCTTTTTTTTCTTGTTTCTTATATTTATCCAATTCCTTAGTAGCCTCCTCCTCTGTTAATTTCCTAGATTTTACAAGGTTTAGTAATTCAGTCGCAAATTCTTTTGGAGGTAATTCTAATCGTGCTTTTTGCTGTGCTGTCTTAAGTTTCTTTAATTCCGAATCAAGGTATTCTTTAGCCACAGCTTCATTACCAAATTCACCAGATTTGAGTTTACTTAATACATCCTGAGCAATTTCTTTCTCAGTTTTAATTACAGTTGATTTGAATCCACCTTCAATATAATCTCTTCCTGCAATAGTTCCATATGGTCCTATTATTGGTGCTATTACCTTATCTACACCTTCAACTCTAAATGATGCGTTTCCACTATTTGTAATATGATAACCTCTTGAATTAGCAAGAAAACCATCTACTGTTCTGTTTGCTTGTGACGCACCTCCAACACTGGCAAAACCCATACCCCACTTAATCATTTCTTTCCTTAACGGATTGTAATTATTATTTTCAAAAGCTTGTTTAACGGCATTAACAGCAGAATCTGCTTCAGCTAATGGTGCAACAGGACTTCTCCCTGATCCAAATTGTTCATTTCCAGTAATACTAGATATTGTATAGTCTGCAACAGAACCAGCCAAAGGTATAAATGTTCCTACAGAAGTTATTCTTCTTCCTGATACCTTGCTCTGCAACCAGTCATAAGCAAAAGTACCTGCAACAAAAGCAAGTGCTTGAAGAATTCTATTTTTATTGTTTAATGGCAAACCACCTGATTTACCTACAATAGTCTTCCCAAAACGATACACTTCAAAAGCGTATGTCTGGAAAGGTGCAAGAAATCTAATAACCAGAGGTCTTAAAGCTTCTGGTCTTGTTGATTTTAGATACTCAGATTGAGTCGCACCAACCATTAAGTTTGCGTACATGTCCAAAGCTTCACCTTTTAATCCTTTGGAAATACCATAATCCCTTGCAACAAAAGCTGCGTTTCTTGAAAGAATTTCTTCAACAGTGTCACCTAGCCATCCTAGAGTTTTATTTATCTGTGCTCTGCGTGAACCAAGTTTGGGTCCGAAACTAGTGCTACCTATGTCGCCCAATCCTGTTGATGACAATGAATTCGTTGTTTTTAGTGAGTATGTTGGAAGAGTTTTTAACCAGTCCATATCTACCTGTGTTGGATGAAATGCCTTATATGAACCAGTGGCTATGTTTAATCCTGGGTTTCTTGCTGCTGTTAATACAAATGATCCAGGCTGAACAGTTAATGACCACAAAGGGTTAAATGCTAGTGCTGATGTAGCTCTTGCTGATATGAGTGAACGAGCAAATTTTGAAGCCATATCCTTTCCTTCTACCTTCATCATATCTCTCACAAAATCATCTATAAACTTAGCACCTCTTACAGCACCTTTCCTTTGAAGAATATCTTGAAAGTCTTTCAACTGGTTAAACGCAGATTCCATATATATTTTGTTTGCTACAGCATTAACATAACCACCCAAAAGTTTACCTAAGTCTTTTTCCTGAACACCTGGTATTTCACCACCAACTCTTTCAATAGTAAAGTTATCCTTAAATTCTTTTCTTTCACCAACAAAAGTTTCTCCGTATTCTTTTCTTTTAGGAAGGTAATTTTCTATACGACCAATTTCAGGTAATTTATTTGCTCTTGCCCATGAATTATAAAAATCTCGAACAGAATCAGTTGTTTTAGTTATCCGACTACTTACTAATTCCTGTTGCGGTGTTAATTTAACATTACTCCCAAGTCTAAAATCTGCAATTACTTGCATATCTGTTTTAGACAAACCTCTTAAAGTTTCACCTAAGTCTGTTTCTATATTTTTAACAAATGAAGCTTTTCCAGCCTCAGCTTTTTGTACATTATTCTGTATCTTAAAGGCAGGTCCCCATTCACCTTTTTTTGCAGCGTCCTCAATTGTCATATTATCTAAAGACAAAGCAGCATCTCTCATGACAAGAGATTTTCCTCCAGTAATACCTGAAATATCTTTTGGTTGATAATTTTTTAATTCACTCTTAGTTACTTTATAAAAAACTGTATTTGGTGGCTGAGTATCAGGTTTTAAAGCTTGTTTCGTGTTTTTTGCATCCACATATTTGGCAGAGTTGGTTGGTGTTTTAGCTTTCAGTGCTGATTGATACTCTGCACGGAGCTGGGGGGTGGTTTTGAGGATGGCTTTATTGTAGACAACATAATGAGTAACTCCGTCCTTTGGAACTTTTAGTCCGTCAATTCCAGCATTTTTCATTGCAGTAACAAAATCAGCATTAGAAAATCCACCGTCAGCCCATATTGCTTTCATAAACTCGTTACCATCTGTTTGGGACATTATCTCGTCTACAATCTGCTTCACAGCGTCATCGAGATTTTCAGAGTAATTAGACGCAACATCTTTAATATCTGGATTACTTCTCACTATCTGTTCCACTTTTGCACGAGGCAAGGCACGTTTTGCAGTATTTACATCTAAGATGTTTGCGTTAGGTTTTATAGATACATCGGTTAGATTTTTCCCATAGGAAAGAGCGTTCGCTTTTGATGTTGAGAAGTAAAGTCCTGGCGTATTATTAAAGGCAGACAGGCTTTCTTTTGTAGAAGCGTCAAATGATTTCACTGTGTCTAGTTTTTCAAGAGGAATACTTGTAGTATCTCCCCTAAATACAGGCGTTCCCTGCCCCTTCATAAACTGCTCCTCTGTGAGACCGTCTTTGACTGCTTGTTGGGCAGAATTAGCTTTAGGAAGTGACCCTTTGGCTGCCTGATACTCTGCACGGAGTTCGGAGGTGGTTTTGATGTTTTTTGATTGATTTTTTGGAATACTTAGTTTTGATTCATTCAATTTTAATCCTTCGGTAAGGACTCTTTCTACATCTCTAGGATCATTTAGAATTGCAAGGCCAGTTGAAACTTCATCAGCAATGTTTTTTGGTATTGGTAATTCTCTTACAATGGTTGATGAAATCAATTCTTTAGCATTACTTCTTGCAATAGCCTCAATCAAACCTTTTTTTAATACTGGTTTTATTGCACCACCTAATCCAATAATATCAAGAGCACCTGCAAATTTATCTATTGTCTCTTCTATAACAATAGGTCTAAGGGCTTTCTTTTCATAATCAGTTAGCACAAGCTCCTTTTTACTGTAAGGTTGTCCTTTTGATACGGCAGTAATACCACTTGATTGAATAGAATTCATTGCTATCTCCTGTGCCCTTTGTGGTGTAATAATACTATCCTTTACCAATGTTGAAAGAGCATCTAATCTTTCAGATACTTTTTGCTCTTTTGATTTTCCTACACCGAATGGCCTAAAGAAACCTATAAAACCTGAATCAAATTTTGTTTTTCCTGTTATGTCAGGAACACCACCCTCACCAACTAAACCTCTTTTTACCTGTTCTCCTACATTTAAGATTGATTGTGGAATATATGGTTTGATTTGGTCTAATTTAGATTGTTCTTTTGATGTAATTGTTGTATTTGGAATATATTGAGGTGATTGAAATTTCTTAATAGAATTCAAAATAGAATTCAAGCCCCCTGGAATTGCTGCTGTTGCTGTTTGTTTTGGTGCAACACTCATACCAACTATTTTAGGTTGTTGTTTTGGTGCAACACTCATACCAACTATTTTAGGTTGTTGTTGAGTAGGAACTATTGATTCTTTTCCTTGCCCAACAATCTCCTTCGCTTTATTGAAAATTGAAAGGAAAGGATTCATATTTAGTTTTCTTGATTAAGCATCGCTTCCAGATCTGCTATAAGACTACCCGTACCACTTGCAGTGGTTTTTGTACCAGAGCTAGTTGTAACATCACCTCTTGTTTGCTGTAACTCGTCAGGACCTATTCCTATAGCTCTCAACTCCTCAGTTATCTTTGTCTGATTTTTTTCACTATAATCACCAATATTACTTTCTCCTGTTAAAACTTTCTCTGTAATAGAACTAAGGATACCTTTACCAACAACTTGGCTTACTACAGATTGTAGATTTCCTTTGTTTATTACAGCACCATAGTCAGTTCCACCTGTAGTATTTTTAATACTAAAACCACTACCTGTTATCCTATTGAATGGAGTAATACTAAAAGCCTCCACTGTTTTCTGGAACTCACCAATGTTATCTTTAGCCGCATTCTCCATTTGTTTCTTATACTTTTCGTTTTGTGTTCGAAGAAGTGTTGCGTACTTGCCAGTAGAATCAAGAATATCTTTTTGTGCTGTATTCTGTAATTTCATTATTTCTTTTCGAACATCTTGCTCTGATTTGGTTAAGTCTTTTGAGATAGTCAAAATGTCTTCATCTCTATCAGTTTCAGTAGTATTTATAGCATCAGTCAATTTAATTTGGATAGCTTGAGTATAGAACTTGTTATCTGATTCAAGTTTCATTTTCTGTTCCTGATACTTCTGTTCAAGGCTGCCTAGCCCTTCAATAGCTGCACCTGTTGTTTTAAGTGCACCTAGTTTTGCTAGATGTGCTGTAACATAGTTCTTTGCTGTAAGTCTATTCTTTTCAACAGTTGCTTGGTTGTATTGCATATCTACTGTATTTTTCTGAATAGCATAGTCAGCCTGAGCTTTAAGATCTGCTTTTTGATTTTCAGCTTTTCGTTCAATAATCTTCTTCTGCTCTTCCGCTTGGTCTTGTTGTTGTTTAAGAAATCCAATCCGACTTTCTGAACCAAAGTAAAGGTCGTTATACTGTTGAGGTACTTGTGCTGCTCTCATTATATCTGCTTGTGTAACAGCTTTTTCAGGTGCAAGCTGTTCAAGAACATTTGCATTTGTATTTGTTTCGAGACTAGAAAGAAAGTCAGGTGTACTCTGTTCACCCTGTTGTTGCATTACAGGTTCCTGCATTTTACCTGCAATTTGACCTAGTGTTCCACCAGCTCCAACATATTTATCTATAATTTCTTTTATCGCAGGGTTTTGCTGATATGATTGCATTAACTGAGGTTGAGTTTGAAAAAGACTAGCTAATTCCTTTGAAGTTGATTCCAATAGAACATCTTTACTGTTTTGTTTATCTTCTTTTGTTTTGAAAGGGTCTTCTGTTGTGCTATCAAGTCCAAGCATCATATTATCTACAGCATTTTTAGACCCTGAAATTACACTAGGGTTATAGATAGATGATGTTAGTGCTGATGACTGTGACTTATATTTAGCCTGTAGTTCTTTTCCTTTTGCATCAGCTTGAGCATATGTTAAACCCTCAAAAGCTTTATCTGCAATACCAGTCAAACCGAAACTTTTTGCTTTTTCGTATGAACCTTCGCTACTTATTGTTTGAACACGCTCAGAGGAACCTGAACCATAGTATCCACCTTCAGTAGCTTGTTGGTCATTTCTGAAAGGTACAAAATTACCATCAACCTGAAAACCATATGGATCATCTTTTTCAGCAGGTGTTGGTGTTGAGTCAGTAAACTTACCTCTTAAAGAGTCAATTTGTGTTTGAGTAGCACCGAGGGCTCGTGCTAATGCGTCTGCTTGTTCTTTTGTTACTGATTGTTCCATAAATTATTATATATTATACCACGAATTATCCCATTGAAATAATTTTCGATGGAGCAAAAAGCTTTTTCGGTTGTTCATAGCCCATAAGCTGGAACCCAGAAATTGTGAAAGTTTCGTTTAACCTATTATTTGATAATCCAACAAGAATAGCCTGCCCTTTAATAAGGAATGACACTTTCTTTTTAAGGAAAGGAACTGTGTTTTCTACACCTGTTCCTACTGAAAACTGTTTCGCTCGATTTGTAATAAGGTCACTTGCTTCTTGCACAACGTTTACAGTAACTTGAGCGTTTAAGTCTTTGAGTTTAAGGTCTAGGTAGCGATATATTCTGAATCTGTTAAATTCATCATCTGCAATTCGTCTGAATAATACTGATGAGTTTATAGGAAATTGAAGTGTCAGTCCGTCTGAATCCCAATCAATCGTTGCGTCTACATCAAACATTCTAACCCAGAATACATCATCAACTGTCCCATCAAAATCTACAGATGCTTCTATTATAATTCCATTCACACCTGAGTATGTTCCAATTAAGACACCTGTTGTACCAGCTGGTATTACAAGTGTATCTCCTGTATCACCTAATTTTACTGTTATTGAACCAGTTGTACCACCTACAACAACACGAACAGCATAGTCGGTATCTTGGATTGCGGATATGTCTCTGTATAAGGTATTATCAGCTACTGAGTCTGTATCAAATTCTACCTCTGAACCGTAAGATGTTCCTTGTGCGTTTATCGCATAAGCACGTACATAATAATGTGTTCCAAGAACCATTCCTGTCATTGATGCTGTAAATGCACCTGTTGTACCTGCTGATGTAGCTTTTGAATCTGCTGTGGTAGGTGTTGATGTTAGTGACCAACATACTCCACGTTCTGTTATAGTTGCACCACCATCAGATGTAACATTTCCATTACCTGTTGCTGTAGTAAAATCAATATCGGTTACCGCCTGTGTTGTTACTGTTGGTGCTTCAGCAGCAGGATAAATAGTTAATGATGGTGATGTTTTATAATCATTTCCCGTACCGCTTAAAGTGTTCCAATTTGCTGTGTATGCTGTAGATATTGCTATTGCTGTATTACTATCTGAGATAGTTGCATATGAACCAGATGCAGTATAAGCAGACCTAGTTGTTACCGAACTACCTGTGGTAAAACCCCAACTTCTGTTGGTGTTACCATTCGCCATACCGAAAACAACATACCAAGTATTTGCTATAGATGGTGTTCTAGTTGCACTTGTTCCGACAGCCTCTGGCTGTGTTGTCTGATCTGCTCCAAAATAACTGGAAGATAATATCTGATTAGGAGAACCCCCTGCCCCAGAAATAACTATGTTTGCTGTTCCAACAGTAGGTGCAACTAATTTAAAAATAATAACCTTGGAGTTGTCTGGGTCTCCTCCGTGGTAGGTGAAGCTGTGTATTGATGTCATTGACACACCTCCATATGTTGCTGTTGGTGTATTTGTTGAAAAATATTGATTAATGGCAACAAATAAAACACGGTTATCCCCTGAACCTATTGTATGTGATACTGTTGTTGATGTGCCGGCTGTTGATGAGTCAAATGTTAGAGCCATAATATTTAAGGGTTATATTCCATATTTTCATTACCAGGTGACCAGACCCAGTCTGTTCCAATAAGCCATCTACCGTCAGGGTCTGTATCAAAAAGTTCCTTATAAATTACCTGTTCATTTATTTCATTTCTAGATGTGTTCCATTTGAAAGTTCCGTAAGGAACTTGTGAACCATTGGTATATATATCTTCTTCGATGTTAATAAAATCATTAACATTAGATTTGTACCTATTATTATACTTTGTCCATGAGTTTTTATATAGAGTATGACACACGAAAATAGTATCGTTTTCTGTATTATCTAATGGTATTGCAAGATAGAATCCTCTGTTCAAATAGAACGCTGTTATTTTGCCCCAGTTATTTATATCAATAAGATTTAAAGTCTCTTTGATTGGCTCAGAGATTACAGAACGATTTACACCAAGAACACCTTGCTGTTGGTCTACGAATCCAATAGCTCGAACTTCTCGTCCTGTAAAGAACCACACATCATTCTCAACCCAAGCAATAGCTTTTCTTGAACAAGCACCATAGTTACCTGACTGTTGGTCAAGTTTAGGTACGAAAAGTGTAAGGAGTTGGTCATAAACAAAAGATAGTTTCCAAATTGATTCTTCTTTAAAAATAAGTAAGAATCCATAATAGTTCTTAAGCCCTGTAACATTATCTGTTCCTAGTGGTTGAACAACATCTGTGACGGTAAACGATGTTCCACTTCCAACATTTGAATAATAAACAGTCTGAGGATTCTCTTTTACTCCAGCAACAAACATTCTGTCCTCAAATATTTCAAGGATATTACCCTTTGGTGCTGAACCGTATGTTGTAAAAGTTGTTCCATCCCATGTGAAATAATCTTCTTCCGCATTACACGCGTGTAAAACATCGTCATAAACATAATAACCAAACTCTTCACCTTCTGTGAAAGTTGGAGATAAATCTTCCCAATTCTCAACTGTATTTTTCACATACTGTGGTGCTGTACCACTTGAAGTAAATGCAATAGTTGATCCTGCTGATACATCAGAGATTTGAAATGCTGACCCAGATTCAACATTTACTACGAAATATGTGCTACCTGATTCTATTCCACCTGCCAAAGCACCATTACCATAAGTAATGAATTGAACCTCATCATCATCAGCAAAACTATGTCCTGTAGCAATTACAACACTGCCAGTCACAATATTACCTACTGTATATTCATACTGATGGTTATATGACTGAAGTTTTGTTTCTTTTCCTCTAATCAAATAAGAAATACCACTCTTTTTTTTATAGTTAAAGAGTGAATGTGTTTTTGTATCAGATGAATTACCGACAAGTTCGAATCCTGTGTCCTTAGTAAGGAAACTCTCATCTATGAAATTCATGTTTACTGGTACTTGGCGACCGTCGGGAGCATCAACATCAATCCATTCTTGAAGATTGTCTGCCTTTATATTAAATTGTCTTTTTACTGGTGGCATTATATTAATCTCTGGTAGTTAAACATAGCACCGTCATTTTGGTTTTCTTCTTGATACTGACTCAAGTTACCAGCTTTCTTGAGCAATTCAGTCTCGTACTTATCACCATAGTATTTTGAAAGCTCAGGGTCCTGAAGGTCTTCAAATCCACGACTCAATATTCCATACACAATAAGTTCATGGAAGTATTTATTTATTTCAGGATTCTGGCTTGTTGTAAGTGCCTCGTAGCTAGGATAATAGTTTATGATTAACTGTGCTGTGTTTGGTTCAATCTTAAACACTCCACTTTGCAAAGTAATCATTTTCTCAAGTGGCTTTGTTATAAAGTCATTTATAGTAAGTTCATTGTATCTGTTGCCTGCTGTATCGACAGGATCGCCATACAATGTTCCAAAGTTGCTTGGAGGTGTTCCTGTTCCACTAGAAAAATTAACTGTTGCATTTTGTATTTGAGAATTATCGAAAGTCCTTATCTTTAAATCATCATAAGTTTCATTCGCATATATTAAAATCTGAGAATCGGCAATAATGTCGTCCGTTACTTCCAACATTTTATTTCGAGCCGTAGTTATTATTTCACTTGTTGTCATGATGTTTAAGTTAAGGGTCTAATGCCCTATAAAGCCACCCATATAGAGTGGCTTTAAGGAAACTAGAATTTAGCTCTAAGAACCGCACCTCGTCCACGATTTCCTGCAAAAACTTTTCGTCCATAAACGAGAAGTCCTTTACAAGTGTTTTCGAATGAGCTTGGATCTGAAGCTGAAGGAACAACTGATACCTTCATGATTTGTGCCGCAAAAGAACAATATTCTTTTGTACCTGCAACAAACCAATATCCAGTAGTGTTATCACCATCAATCAATTCTGTGTTGTAAACTTTGAATCCTGCAATACTTCCAATGAGTCCTTGTTCTACAACTTGATTGTAGGCTGTCTGAACTGCTGGAATAAACTCAGGTGCCTGAAGAAGAACTCCTTCGAAAGCTGAGTTTACAGCAAGGAAACGACCCTCTGTAGGTGTCAATTTCTGTCCCAATACAGTACGAAGATTAACAATCTGTGAATACACATTGTTCTTTGTAAGAGTGGTTGCTGATGCTGCGTTGATTACGTAAGTAGAAGCTGCTTCAACTCCACCTGTGTAAGCTACTCCATCAAGATCTTTCACTGTGATAGATGTTGTTGAAGAAAAAGCTGTTACAAGGTAGTAAGAACCACCTGTCCACTTGAAGTAACCTCCAACCATACCTGCTGTGAAAGTTGTACCTACACCAGTTACAACACCAGTTGTAGCTGCAACAGAAACGGTACTGGTAGAATATGATGTTCCAGTAGCGTTATCTCCATCAACGTTCTTTCGCATGTATGAAAGAAGGTCAGTGTCAATGTACTCTGTAAGGTCGCGTCGTGCATTGTTCGCGTACTGTGTAATCGCATCAATGTCATTCTGCATCTTATCAACATCATCAACTCCGAAGGCGAAGTATTTCATGATGTCAATAATCAAATCCTCATATGTAGGTGTGAGAGCCTGCTTTACAAGAGTTGTGTTTTTCTGATAGTCAGAAAGAGTAATTCGAGCTGCAGTTCGTACACGAACTCGATCCCCAGAATCCTTAATAATACCTTCATAGTTGGTATTAGTAATGAATGGGTAAAGAGTTTGGTTGTAGAGAATCTCAACCAATTTTAGTGAAAACTTAATCGGGGTAAAAGCCGATAAGTTGTTGTTAATTGAAGACATTTTTAGTAATCTATTAAACTTATAATATAAGTCTAATGATTATCTATAAGGCTATTTAAGCCTTGAGCTTTCCAGATTGCATATCTTCGTTGAATTCTTTAGATTGTTTTGCAAACTTCTGAGGATTTTCTCCTGCGAGTTTTGCCCAATCATCAAGTGAACGCTTAGTTGGTGGGGTTTTATCTCCACCTGAAGAAGCATCCAATTCAATTCGATTTCCTCTCTGTTTCTCCTCTTCAGCTCCTAGATCCTTAGCTTTATCAAACAAATGAATCTTCGCCAAATCCTTTAGAATTGAATCAATATTCGTTGGAACATTGTCAGCTTTAAAATACTTTGACTTAAATTCTTGTTTGTCTAGCTGTGGAAACTCGGATGAAGTTTTAGAAAAGGCATCATCCCATCTTTTCTCATTATAAGACTGTTTAGCAAAAGCTATTGATGGGTCTTTATACAACTCATCTTTAACTGATTTTTTAACAGAATTAGTATAAGCAATGAGATTATTCCTTTCGTCTTCACCTAAGTTTTCGAAACCTGGATATAGATTCTCATTAGAATCGTTTTGTCTAAGCCTTTCGAGTTCAGCTTCAAGAGTCTTTTTCTCTTCGAGTAGTTTTTGGGCTCCTCTTGAGGACTCTGAGAACTTTTTCTCGTAATCAATAGTTGGTACGGCTTCCACTACTGGATTTTCTTCAGTTGTCTCTGTTACCGTTCCATTGTTAGTTTCCTCTGGGTTAGCGTTAGCGTCCACAGGAGCAACCTCTACGGGGTTTGGTATAGTATCGTTTTCCATTTTTATTCAAATTATGCCGTCCCTATATAAGGGGTTTGGCTTACTTCTTCTTAATAACCTTCTTCGGTTCTACCACAGCAGATTCCACTTTTTCATCAGCGACCACCACTGATTCAATTGCTTTTTCCACTGTATTAAAACCAAGTCTGTCTAAATGTTTGTCAGACAAAAAATGCTTGTTTTGCATCAAGAACTTTATATCTAATTCATTTAGACTTCCTTTGGACATTATTTCGTTTACTTTATCCATAATATTATTATACCATTTAATTAATCAAGTTACTAATTCCCTGCTCGACCATTTTCTTTTCCATCTCTGGAATGTTAAGAAAACTTTTCAGTTTCCTCAACATTTCTAATTTCATCTTTAAAAAAGTATCTTCTCTTGTGTTTGTTGTTTCTTTAACAAGTTTATCTAGTGTTGCTATCAATTCCATATCTATAAAATTCGCAACTTCATCATCTGTGAGTTTTCTACCATTTAAAACAGTTTCCCATTCACTATACGTCTTCTTTTCTTCTTCGTTTAGATCAGTATAGCTTTCAACGTTAAGCTTTTTGAGATATTTTTGAAGTATAGACATATTATTTTAATATAAAATTAATAACATCTATCTTAGATAATATAATTGTTAGAGTAATTATTCCTATTAGTATCTTTATATATTGGAGAACTGTTTCGTGTTTTGACATATTCATATTATATCACATTTTTTCTGGTAATGAGTAATCCTTTATCATTTCATGTCTCTGTTCCTTTGTTTTTCCGAAGAAATCATAGTCTGCCCTGAAACACATCCAATACCTATCAGCTTCGTCTGGTTTCATCATTTCTAGATCACACTCATTTATCACTTTAACAAAAGCTTTATTGATTTTAGGGTGTAAAAACAATAAAGAAATTCCTGTAGCTACCATTTTTATCTTTCTTCCAACCTGAGGGCTTAGTGTTTCCCTGTCTTTGTTGATTAAAACAAGTCTTTTTATTTCTTTTCTTGGGTTTTTAAGCTTATCAATAGAAGTTTCATTGAAAAGATCTAAAACTCTCCAGTAATAAGCCGTATCGTAATTAATAATATTGGAGAATATCTTTGAAAAGTCATGTGACTCTTTATTATCTACACCTATTTCATTTAAAAATGAAAATATCATCCACTGTAATTCTTTTGCCATAGGACTAAGGTACTTTTCCTTAAGCAAATAAGGAGAAATTATACCCATAGACAACCTGTTAAACGACAAAATAACCTTATTTATAAAAGCTATCTTCTTTTTATATGGTAATAGCCCAAATACAAAAAGAGATGGCACCAATAACGGAGTTGAGCAAATCTTAAACGACTCAATAAAAACCCTTTTTACTGTGTTCAAACTCCACATAACCTTACCCTCAACAAATTGTTTCTGCGGAAACTGTCCACCTGTTATCCAAAACTTTATTCCTTCACCCCATTCAAGTTTTTCTACACCATATCTCTCTGGTGATTCATCCATTTGCTCTTCGGCAGACGGCATCTCATAACAATCCTGTGGCAATTCAATACTATGTGGTTTAAACATCGCTACTGCCTTATTCTGTGCGTACTGTTTTATACCTACGTAAATTAAATCTGGCTGTGAATTGATAATATCATTTATCTGATCCTTCTGCGGGTTGAAGATTATCTTTTTCATTTGATTTTTTGTGTTTTTCCAATAAACTAAGGATAACTTCTTGTACTTCTTTACCTAAGGGAGAAATTTCTGGTACTTCTGCCATCCCGTTAAGAACAAGTTTTTCATCAATCACTTTACCATCATCAAATTTCTTCTTACCGCTAGGTAAGTCTGTAAATAGTTGGACAGACATTACATCTTTTACTTCCCCCGAGGCGTCTTTCATCTTTTCAAAAATTAGTATAGTCCTCATGAGTTTGTTTGTTGTATTACCTGCTGATTGTTAAACATTTGTCCATTAGCCTGTGTGCCATCCTCCACTTTTTCCGCATCTTGCACATTAGGATTTATTTGCTGTGCTTCGTAAGCCTGCATAGCTTGTTCAACCTCATCTGTTGTCCAATCCATAAGTTCAAGTTGTTTCCTTTTAGCAATCTTTGTTGCAATAGGATTGTCCTGGAATGATGCAATAACGTATTGTGCCTTTTGCAATGCAAATTGGTCATAATTCTGGCTTTCAGATTTCATTTTTACCTGAATATCATAACCTTCTGGCATTATCCAGTCTGAAGGATAAATATCCTTTGAGTACATATTACCTTTCTCACTCATCTTAAACAAGGTGACTTTTCCACTGGTATTGTTAGACATCAAATCATAGAAAATCTTTCCTACCTCTTTCCATGCACGGCGATAGTTTTTGGCTGTTACCATGTTTCTTCCAGTAGATTGTTCGAGATTGATCTGTACCTCTCCAAGAGTTGTACGACCTTCTGATGCAATACCTCGTTCAGTAGGTGTCTGTGCTACAGAACTTTGTATCATGTTCTTCAAGAACCCAATCTGTTCCATAGTGTCGCCCAATGGTTCGATTTTCATTGACTGGATAATCTCTGATGGATTTCCAGGTACCCCATACATACCAAAAGGTTTTGGATCGAAAGCTTGTGGTCTGAATGTACCATTCAAAGTGTTGAAGAAGTGCATACCGAATGTACGATATGTACGACTCTCCAAGTCCTGAGAAATGTACATGTTTGTAACCTTGTTAATCGTTCGAACAGAATCACCTTTACCATCACACCAGAAATCACTAGCATCTGGATCGTCTGCCCATGAAACAAGTGGAAGATAATCAATACCAATAGCCTCCTTAAGCGGTTGATCGAACAATACCGCCTGATCAGCTGCAATAATAATCAAGTGTCGTACAAATTGATTATATTTTGTACTCCATTTCATTTTAAAACTGTAATTCAACTCCACTAATACCTCATTCGCATTATACAGGTCGTAATTATCAGCCCCAAGATTCTGTAATCGTTGTACTTTCTCCTGATACGCTTCGTTTGTTGCTGCTGATGTAATAACACCATCTTTACTATCCAAATAAGACTTTAAATCCTGCTTTGCCCTCCCAGAATATTTCTTATTCGCCAATATTTCTCGTAATGGTTTGAAAATATGTGTGATGATTACATATTGTGCTGTGTTCATATCCAAAGGATTCACGCGTGGACTTATTTCAATATCATAAGGATCAATTAAATCAACATGAAACTCATTATTCTTTATATGACAAAGCTTAAAAGACCTTCCTTGAAGGCCTACTACTTTTTTATCCAAGTTATCTACTATGTCGAGCTTCAACTTTTCATAGTAATAACCCCATAACTCATCCATAAATATTTCTCCTGACTTGTGCTTGTTACTTCGTCCTCTTGCTTTGAAACTAAGTTCTGGTGGTTCATCAATCTTCGAAATCCATCCTTGAATTGTTTCCCTCATAATAGGAATGTTCACTGCTTGTCGCTGAGTAAGACGATTAAGATTAACCTTGTCTCGATAAAGTGAGTAATTCTCATTCCACTGAGAAAATCTGCGTTCGCGAAAACTTTCAGACTCTTGTTTTTCTTTTACATTCTCACTTATTAATTTTATGGTATCCATTATATAATATTATACCATAATAAATAAATACTATATACCAAATTCTTCGTAGAACGGTTTTACTCCACCTGTTTGTTGCACTTGATACATTCCATTACGAGGAACTGGCACTCGTGGTATATCCCACACCGCTAAAGCAAGAGACATCAAATGGTCGTCGTGTCTATCATTATCATCAGGTACGGTTATTCTTGTTCTTCCACTAGGACTAATATCCCATACCGCTGCTTCGAGCTGGTCTATAAGCACAGGATCATCAGGAATTTTTATTCTATCCTGTTCCAATAATATCTGAAGATTTACCAATAATTCATTTCGACTATTAAATGTGAATGTAAATGGTGCAACGTTTATTCCTTTGTTTATCAAATCATCAACAATAGGAATACCTACACCTGTATTATCCACAACAACTCTCCCTTTATTATGTCGTAAAAAGGCCGCCTCAATCTTCGTCTTCTGCAATGTATAGTCAATCTGATTAAAAGCATCCTGTGGTGCCACCTGAAAATTGGTCAAATCAAATGGCGTTATAACGGAGTAGTCATTCATCTTCGCCAAGTCTACACCTATCTGAAATACCCCTACATCATTAAATTTATACTCCGATACAGGATATGTATGTTTCCTTACATCTTTAAATACTGAAGACGCATTTGTTGTAAAACTACACCCATATTCCTGTTCATACAACTCTTTACTCATGTTCATTTTTTCCTCCAATAATACATCTAGTGGTAATGCCCCTGTCTTTGATACAGGTAATATTTCCACATACCACTTAGGATTCTCTTGTGCCTTCTTCATCAAATGATAACTATGATTCTGCCCTCGTGGCGTGAAGATAAACATAGCCCACCCCCCGTTTTCCGCTAATATCGGAGAAATAAAGTTCCATACTGTTTCTTTCATCAACGCATACTCTGAAAACACCACTCCTATTGGGTTTGTTCCCACTATTCTGTCGATGTTATCTGCACCCACTAATTGAAGAATAGACCCATTAATCGTGGTTATCCTCATTTCTGTCTCATTTTTATCTCTCACAACCTCTGGTGGAAAGTGATCCAAAAATCTAAAACCCTCCCTATCAGCACCGTTCCATATAACCTTTCGTGCCTGATTATATGTAGGTAAGAAATAGTAATATGTACCTACTCTTTCCATCATTTTCTTAGGTAATTGAGCAAAAACCATCTTATCCTTTCCCATACGACGATGCCCTATAAGCATGATACGGTTAATACCACTATCCCACTGTTTGAGCATTGGTTCCTGATATGGTCGTGGTGTGAAATTAAATGGTAGGTTTACTTGCATTAGAAATTGCCACTTACGAACTCTTGCATATCCATATCGTTACTACTTGTCTCTGGAAACATAACTAACATAATATATTCCTCTACATTTAAAGATGAAACTATATCCTTATCGCGAGCGTCGATCATAGCATCTACGATCTTTATGTAATTTTCCTTACTGAAAGACACTATGAATTTATTTTGTTGCATTGTTTTCATCAATTATTTCTCTCTGTATCGTAGCTAAATAACAAACATAATCTTTTATCTTTGGTTTTTGTAATTTATTCAAAGAGTAACCCATTGCAGATGCCTTTAATAATGAAGCGTACTCTTTTTTTGTCAAAAATAAGCAAACCTTAATTTTCTTTTCTTCCATAGTTTTTAATTTTTTAATTTTGTAACTGATTAATTGTATCATATTGATGTAATTGACGCAAATCTTCTATAATAATGTCATACACATAAATCAAATCAAATTAGGATACGATTGATTTGATTGATGTATATGTATCATATTGATGTAATTGAACATAATAACTGTCAATTGCGTCAATTACATCAAACAAATCAATGACCAAAAGTTTAAAAAATGGTTTTTTCAAAAAAAAACTAACACTTTTTACGGCTCTGTTGAGCGACCGTGCGAGGGCGTTCCAAACGACCTATATCCAATAAGGGAAATTAGACAATCTTAGGGCTCTGCCCCTGGGCGATGCCATATCGCGATATGGCTCGTAGCTACGCTACAGAGTATACCTGTCAAGAGGAAAAAAAGCAAGGGCTATTTCGCGTTTCGTAATGGTTTTGTTTATGTGTCAATAAATGCTTATGTAATAAGGCTTAATAGAGCCGTTTAAACAAGGTTCAATATACCTCGACTTTCAAAAATAGGTCGGTGAGGAATTGTGCCTCGACTTTGAAAAATAGGTCGGTGAGGAATTGTGCCTCGACTTTGAAAAATAGGTCGCCTCGACTTTGAAAAATAGGTCGCCTCGACTTTGAAAAATAGGTCGCCTCGACTTTGAAAAATAGGTCGGTGAGGAATTGGCCTGTCCCCTCTATTACTCATTTAACTCCTGTCCACGTACCCCCCCCCCCTCAAAAA